TTAAGGGAACCGTAGGTTCCCTTAATGGGGGAGTGTCCTAATCTGTACCGCGGGTGCCTGTCTTATAGCACAACCGACAAAATCTTGACAAACAATAGGTGTCTTTATATTGGGATAACCAATTTTATCTTTAAGCGTATAGGTCGTCGAGGGTCCAGGATAAGCCAATGCGTTTGCCGTTTGAGGCCCAAATGCCCCCGCCAATAAAGCGGCATTACTAGTGATCGTATCATATTTCAATCTTGTAATACGAGCACTTGAACTTACTCCGCCTTCCTGTGCAAATTTCGAATTATTTGGTTTATAAAAAACAGGAGAGAATAATGCTTGTGCGTTGGGGCAATACGGTATGCTATTATTGGATCCGTAAACATTATTTAGGCTCTGATTTGATCCCGGTTTAGCGGAAGCATCACCACTCTTTATGCTATGGTAATTATTTTGATCGTAACCTTTTGTTCTACTCACTAAATATTGTTGGGTGGAAGTATAATATTGGTTAATGGGTGTCATCACATCTTGTAAAGGAACTCCCACAAAAGCACCACATGCACATCGACTCGCAGTTGAACCCAATGCCGTTGCATTTCCATTTACTTGAGCACCAACCCCACCAATACTCGTGTATTGGTTTGAATTCTTGCGTATCATTCCTGCACTTCTTACTCTCCTACGAGCATTTGTTGCAGGATCTAAACAAACTCCGGCCGATGTAAAACATGTGCATGTTCCTGGAATTTCCGTACTGTTATTTGGTATATTCATATCCTCCTGGTCTAGTGTATTTGCTAAACCAGCGGAGTTCAAATTTGACGTTTTTGGGTTTATGAAAGCTCCTCCGGGACGGTCAAGTATATCGATTTTAGTCGAAACTCTGGGATTACAATTTATTACAGCAGTACTCGCAGTTTCTCTACGATATATCTTTAGCGGTAGTGGTCGGTTTCTACGTTTATCGGTATGCAACGACCCTTTTATATTTATTATTGGGTTAGCGGAAAATATAAAGTTTATATCATTCTGAACAGGAAAATCCGATCTGAATAAAATAGGCCTTGTTAATCTACCCCTTCCTGATACTTTACTTGAATTTGTATTTCCGTTATATTGAATAGATGGAACAACTTGATTGAATGTTTTTCCTTTCCAAGATACATAAGGTTGTTGTTTATGATTTAATAAAGCCGACATAATTTTATACTCTATATAATATAGTATGAAATTTATTTCTTTTAAAAATTCCGATATTTTTAAATATCTTTTGTTTATCTTAATAGTTATATTTTTCGGAGTATTATGTGGTAACTATTTTTTAAAAACTCAAATAGAATCAGCTATGACTATGGGAACCGCTGGAATGATTACGGCTTCAAATTCTGATAGTTTTGTTGGTGTTAGTGATATGTCTACACCGGCCGCCACTGCCGCTCGTCAAGCTTTAATAACCGCTGCGTCAGCACCTAGTGCTTCGGTTCCTGGTGCTTCGGTTACAGTTCCTGGTACTTCAGTTACGGTTCCTGGTGCTTCAGTTACGGTTCCTGGTACTTCTGTTATGGTTCCTGGTACTTCGGTTACGGTTCCTGCATCGATATCAAATGCTCAAGCTTTAGCTAATGGAATAAACACAGCGGTACAAAGTGTTGGATCTGTAATATCAAGAACGGTTGATGCGGCTGGAAATATAGTAACACAAACCGTAGGTGCCGGTGGTAAAATTATTACAACTACCACCGATTCCGCAGGAAAAGTAATATCTACAACGGTTGACGATGCTAGTAAATTAGCATCTAACGTTGTAACAAATACTGGAAATTTGGCATCAACCGCTGTAAATACTACAGGCAATTTGGTTTCTAATACTGCCGGCGGAATACAAAAAACAGCTCAGAGTCTAGGATCAAATGCAAGTGGAACAATAACATCAGCCGCATCTGGAACAAGTAATCTTGCAACAGGACTTGTAAGTGGAACCACAGATGTATTAAAGAGTTTGGGTAACAATGCATCAACTTTATTAAGTGCGGGAACTAGAGATTCTGATAGAGGAACAAATGCCGCACAAAGTGGTACAAATGCAATGGGTAATACAAATGCAATGGGTAATACAAATGCAATGGGTAATACAAATGCAATGGGTAATGCAAATGCAATGGGCAATGCCGCACAAACCGGTCTTCCTAATGGAGTTATAAATAACGGAGTAATAACGAATGGTAATCCGGTTATGGGTTCTGTAACCGGACAGCCAATTGATATATATTCTTATTATGGAGCACTTCCCGTTAAAAATGGTAGTAATTTTCAAGGGATAACCGCTAACTTTTGTAATTTCAGTAAGTTTGCTTAGTCCACTCCTTTCTCATTTCAAGTAGAAATTAAGTCTAATTGAAATTCATTCATCTGGGACAATAATCTTTTTCGTAGAATAAGCATAAATACAATCGACTATTCTTATAAACATGAAAAAAATAAAGACTACCAATAATCCAATGAATACATTTTTTCCAAGCGTATCTATAAAACCGTCCACTATAACAAAAAAAGAACCAGACATGAATTTTTCTACTATATTGGAAAGGGACCATATAATAAAAGAAATAACCGGAATTCTTACCTCATTTGAAAAAGAGTTCACTAATGTAAATTTCAAAAAAGGGATTTACATTTATGGATCACCAGGTAGTGGAAAAACGCATTTTGTGATCGAAGTATTAAAAACACTTAATTACGATGTTATAAAATATGATGCCGGAGACGTGAGAAATAAATCATTGATTGATACCATCACTAGTAATAACATTTCCAATAGGAATGTCTTGGATATGATGAATAAGAAAGAAAAGAAAATCGCAATTGTTATGGATGAAATCGATGGAATGAATAATGGTGATAAAGGCGGAATTAATGCTCTTATCAAAATGATTCGTCAAAAGAAAACCAAAAAACAACGCTTGGAAAGTGTTACATTGAATCCAATTATCTGTATTGGAAACTACTATATGGATAAAAAAATAAAGGAGCTCATGAAAGTTTGTAATACCTTTGAACTTAAATCACCAACGAATGTGCAAATTGATAGTATCTTGGATATTGTTATAAAAGAAAAGACACCAGAATATAAGAATTTGAAAACCCATTTATTACAATATATACAGGGTGATATGCGAAAATTAATGTTTATAAAGAATATTTATGCGAAGAAGCCCGAGATGTTGAATTATGATACTCTACAAGACATATTACAAACGAAATGTTATAACGAAGATTCCAAGAAGATTACACAATTATTGATAAATAATAATTATCATATAGACGAACATAATGCATTGATTAATGAAACCGATCGTACAATTGTCGCATTATTATGGCATGAAAACATCGCGGACGCTTTGAAAAAAGTGAAACCAGAGATTTCTTTTCCGTTTTATCAAAAAATCTTGGATAACATATGCTACGCGGACTATATTGATCGCATTACTTTTCAAAATCAGATTTGGCTTTTTAATGAAATGAGCTCTCTAATGAAGACGTTTTATAATAATAAATTATACCATGATGTGTTTCCCGAATCTGTGAAAAAATTCAAGGCGGATGATATTCGATTTACCAAAGTATTGACCAAATATTCTACTGAATATAATAATATTTTATTTATTTATAATTTATGTCAAAGTCTGGATATGGATCGGAAAGATGTGATCGCGTTTTTCCAAGAGCTACGCCTACAATTCGGAAGTGGAACAGATACAGATTTTATGCAGGCTTCTCCGGAGATTACTGCACAAATCGAGGAATTCTTTGAGGATTATGATATTACGAAATTGGATGTGAAGCGAATGTATCGATATTTAGATAAGAATGTGAAAAAGGAAACGGCGGTGATTACGGATTTGGATTTTGATGACGAGTAGGTTAGGGGAAACCAAGGTCATCAGAAATCCTTCGGATTTCCAGACCCCTAAAACCCCATCCTTTTTTACACATTTAAGAAACGTAAGCTTTGCTATAGGGGGAACCGGGGGTTCCCCTTAAAAATATAATTAATATATAAATGACAGAACCAAATTACGATCGTTTATTTTTGGATGTGACAAATTTTGTTAATCTAGATAATGATCCAGTTAAAGAATTATCTCAAAAAGAGTTCAATAAACTTGATGTACATTATAAAATACCTGATAAAAATCGTGCAGAAGATTTCATTGTCGAAGGAGAATCACTGATAGGTAATTGTATTCGTTATAATAAAATAGGAGGATTTGAAAGATTAATAAACAGTGAAAATTTTGATGATAACAAATTAAAAGACAATTTATTATTAAAATTATTTACACCGAATGTTAATGATGATAAAGTAAATGCCTTAAAAATAAGAATATTTTTATTATTATTATTAAAAATTAAAGAAAAAAATTTTGTCAAATGGTTAAATGAAAAGGTTTTAAAAATCGCTACAGATGCATATTTTGGTTATAATTGGACCAAGGAAGGTATTAATTTAACAGAGATTTTAAATCCAAGCAAAGTAGTTGAACGTCAAAAACTTCGCACAGAACTAGAAGAAATGGAAAATACTTGTCCAGAAGCCTCATGTGCTATGGATCATAAACCTAACTGGTTGAATTTTATTCTTTGCTGTTTTAAAAAGGCAGAAAAGAATTCAGGTGGCAAAAAGAAATCAAAAAAATATATAAAAAATAAACAAAAAACCAAACATCATCGACGTAAAAATAAATTAAAAACGTATAGAAAACAGCATTCCCTTTAATTTTCTCAAGATAGTATAACTAAAAGAAATTCTATAATAAAATGCAAATCAATTTACGCAAATATTTCAAGCGAAAAGTCCTAGAATTATATCGTCGACCGTTTTTCACCGTAGTCATTCTTGGAATCATTGTCGCATTTTTATGGTTTATCATTTCAAAAATATATAAATTTATAGTCCCCGCTTCTAAGATATCGAATTATGAAGGAATGGAAGATCAATATCCTGGACGTGGTTATTGCGATGATTGCGATGATTATATTTTACCCGAAGTTCATCAAAATTTCATTACCGATGACGAACGTAACTATATCTTGGAAAAAGCTAGACCCGATTTTTCCGAAAGTATTATTTTAGGAGGAACAGATACAAACATTCGTAAAAGCCAAACTGCATGGCTTTCACGAGACGATCCTGTGGTAAAACCTATCATTGAACGTGTTTGTGCGTTAACTGGTGTTCCACATGAACATGCGGAAAAACTACAGGTCGTCAAATATCAGCCCAATGGATTTTATAATGAACATCATGATGCGGCATGTGATCCTGGGAGACACAGTTACGAGTTCGAACAAAACGGAGGACAGCGAAAGGTCACCATGTTGATCTATTTATCGGATGAATTTGAGGGCGGTGCTACACGATTTCCTAACTTAGATTTAGAGCTGAAACCGAGTAAAAATAGTAGTATATTGTTTTATCCTTTACAAGAAAAAGGTGATAAATGTCATCCGAAGGCATTACATGCAGGGCTACCGGTTACCTCGGGGCAAAAATATATAGCGAATGTTTGGTTAAGGGAGTCGGCGTTCAATACCGACTAAAGGGAACCTACGGTTCCCCTTAAACCCCTCCCTTAATAATTTTGAAAGCCATATTTTCTTGATCCAAGAAAAGCGAGGGAGGGATCTTAAGGGAACCGTAGGTTCCCTTAAAAGAAAATTGAATATTGTGTTCACTTTCATAATATTCAATAACTAGACACCATGACAACCAGATTCGATTTGCTTTCTGACCTACGTGTGGGAAATTATTATAGCCTTATTAAATTCAACCATGGAATTCGTATGACCGAAATCCAACTCCGTGAAACATCTCGAAAAAACATAAAATCTTGTCAAAATCTTGGAAAACTATTACAAATACGGCAATATGGTCGACCCTATGATCCAGATGTTATTCTACATTTTGAAGATGAGAAAGGTAAAGAATACGAAATTGACCCAACGTTGGGTTCTTCAGAGGCTTATGTTGAATATGAGCCGGAAACAGAAGAAATGTCACAGGCTCGAATCGTAGAGAGGACCAAGATCTTGGAACAAGAAATTCAAGGTAATGATTGGGCTTTACGTCCAGAGAATGTAGTTTTAACACAAGGAATTGATCTGAGTGGATGGAGAAAGGATTAATGTTTATTTATTTGTTACGTCTATTTCGTCTTGTTTTTTTGGATTTTTTGCCACGTCTTTTGGTGGATTTTTTTCTTCCACCCAACGATACACCCACCAATCCATTCTCAATATAATCGTTGATATTTTGAATAAAACCGTCAGTTGAATCGATCTGTTGTTGTTTTGCATCAATATCTTTTTGGTTTGAATTGATTTCGGCTTGTTTTTTTTCCACTGGTGAAGTAAAAAAACCAAAACCCGTCCTTTGTTTGTTACGGTCATCTCTATTTAACGCCTGTAATTGAGTTTCTAACTGAGCCTTTTCATTGTTTAATTGTTGCAGTTCCAATTGATACTTTTCTTTTCTTTTAATGAATTCAGACAATTGATGTTGTTTTTCTTCTGTTCTTTCTTGTTTATTTTTCTCTCTCTCTTGTTTCCCTTGTTGCCTTTGAGCAAATTTTGAATTTGCAAACTGTTTTGATTGGAAAGCTCTTCTATCAGTTTCAAGTTTTTCTTCTTCCAAACGTTGACGCTCGGCTTCTTCGGCCAACCTAACTCTTTCTTTTTCTTCTTTTTCGGCTTCTTTTTCTCTTTGTCTAGCTAACCTGAGTTGTTTGTCATGTAATAACCCAGCAATTTCGTCAGCTTCCCGGTCTTTAATAGCTTGTCTATCGGCTGCAATTCTATCTGCTCTTGTATGTGCAACGGCCGGACCCGCAAAACCTTCGGATCCTGTTAATGTTGGTCTAGTCAATCTTGATCCTTTTGATCCACTCGATCCTGATCTTGATCTTGTTTCTGGAGTTGTCGTTCCCGATGCTGTTAATCTCGATCCATTTCTTCTTTTACGATAAGCTTCCATTTGATAGCCCAATTTCTCAGTTAGATTATTCGACGACATATTATATTTTAATATATAGTTAGATTATTTATTGAATTTCAAAAACCATGTAAACATATTTTATTATTCAACCTATAAAAATGACGGATCGCGTAGAACAGCTAAAGATCATACAAAACGAAGGCTTGGAATTATTCACCAAGAAAAACGCGGATTATGGTGACGCATTTGCGAAATATGGTGTAATTGGTGTATTAATGCGTATCGAGGATAAAATCCAGAGATCCATGTCCATCACAAAAAATGGTGTAAATTTGGTAAATGATGAAGGAATTCGTGATACGTTGTTGGACTTGCATAATTACGCGGCGATGGCATTAATGCTTCTTGATGAAAATTAAAACGAATAGGAAGGGATTTCCAGATAAGCAAAGCTTACGCCCTTATAAAATTGATAGATTTCAATATAATTTGTGTTATCAAAAAACGTCGCAAATATGTACCAAGAAACCGTAAAAGGATTCTTTTCAGAGGCACCCATGTATATTCGGTTTCGTAACGATACGAATTTGCCAGTTAATATAAATTCATGGGTAAAAGGCTCGAATACTTTGAATAATTGTTTCATCCAACCTAAAACCAATGTTTTGTTACATAGTTCCGTGGGAGAATGGCATATGGATTCTATGTTCTCACCATTGATTGTTTCCGATGGAACATGCAAAGGTGTATTACAAGAGATCGAAGGACAACCGTTAACTATAAATGAATCAAAAGAAAAATCAAATGAGTATCAGCGAATGTGGATCGACGCCGGCTTAGAAAAACATCTGATTATTGGCAAATTCCGATCGAGTCCTTGTGCCTGGGGAGATTATTCTTGGATGGAATATGATAAGCCATTTGATTGTGTTTATAGCCACGATAAGGATCAAATTGTACCGGGATTAATTACACTTACATATACGAGTTAGGGGGAACCACCGGTTCCCCCTAAGACCCCCTCCCGTCCTTTGGGACATTTAGTTCCTTACCAGTTTCCGTAACAATAAATAAATTCAGAAAACCAACATAATTATTCTGGGTTCCCGGTGGATACTGCTGATTCAAGATAATTGCTTGAATATTGATAGTTTTGTTACATTTTCTCCATTTATTTTTTCATTCACTTCATATACACTCGTATTCTCAAAATCCGAATTGTTATATTCTTCGGTTTTTATCAGACAAATGACACAATCTTCTTCATCCATTACTTGACGGAAATCGATTTCTAGTTCCGATGGAATAGCCGCTATTGTTTCACCATTTGAATCTGTGTTCGTTCTTGGAATGGGCAAATGATTATCGAGTCCATACTTTTTTAATATATATTCTATAGGACATTCAAACTTGTTCGTCGGACAAGTACTTGGAAATTTTATACGGTAATAAGAGATCTGCATTTTTTATTGATAACTATGAATTGTCAATAAAAATCAATTTTATTAGGGGGAACCCCCGGTTCCACCTATTGAAGTGGCATAATTACCAATTTATAAAAATTTGCTATTCCACTATCATAATTATTGGACTCAAGTAATGTAAAATCGAAATGATATTTGGGGTATTTCAAAGACAATCCCGTTTTCATGCGAATAAACGCATCGCCAAAACTAGATAAACGCGGGTAGTTCATAGGGTTAGCACCAACATCACCGGCAATGTAATATTCTTCATTAGTATTATAATTATGACCACCAATTTGCATAGATGTTTTTATAACGGTCATAGATCTAAATGGTTTTCCAGAGTTTTACTTTTTTCGGAATGACCGAATGAAATTGGTCGTGTCTTCTCCTTCACATCTATCGCTACAATAATACTGCAAATCACCCCCAAGATATTGTTGACAGCAACCATATCTTCCATCGGTGCAATCGTTTTTCGATATTTCTGTTAATCCACAGCTTGAGCAGGTGGTGAAATCGAAGTCGACACACTCTTGGCAACAGTAATAATACGAGTAGCCACTGATACTTTTTTCGTGAACTTCGGTCACGACGTCCGTGCAGGCATAGCACAAAATATTAGTAGACATTGTCTTGATTGATGATTATGTTAAAACGAAACTTGATAAAAAGGATTCAATTTTTTATGGATTCACCTAGGGGGAACCCCCGGTTCCCCCTAAAACCCCTTCCCGCCCTTCGGGAAGTTTAGTTCCTTACCAGATTCAGTAACAAAAAATAATTACAGAAAACCCACATAATTATTCTGGGTTCCCGGTGGATACTGCTGGATTCACCATATAATATTAATATTAATAGCTGGATTGGAAAAAATTGAATCCTTTTTATCAAGTTTGATCTTAACATAAATCACACAATCAAGATGTCATCTGACGCGACTGTTCATAAAGTAGGCGAGGAGTATTTATTACCCCCCACTCAATCTGGTATTGATAAAATAAAAAACTATACCGCAATCCAACAGTGGCATACAATTAACCCGGCTCCTCTGACTTACACATGGGCAAACCCTCAAGATGCTGTACATTATCAACGCTTAGCATCACGGAGTTTCCCGGCGGCAGCGGCTTATGCAAGGGAACATGGTATAATAAATAAATAAAAAAAATAATAAAAAACAATATTTACAATAATTATTTTTTTTTATAGATCCGGGAAATAAATATAATTTGCTGTATATTTATTTTATACAGCAAATTTGTCAAACATGTAATGCCACTCTTTTTCAAGCTTGTCCTGCCACTCATTAAACTGCTTGAACATAATATGTCCCTCAACTGGGCTCAAAGCAACATAACTGTTATCGCAATTGACGATTGACCAATAGCAACCGTCTTCATCTGGAGTGTGACCTTCCTCTAGATTCTTTTTTGTCCGTCTTAAAGACCATTCGTGCGAATATTTGATTATACAATTATTGCCACGATTAAACGCAAAATACCCCTTTCCAGAAGAGGTTGCCTCAAATGACGCTACCTCTGGCTTTGCTTTCATAAATTCAGCATTCATTCTTGATGTTGGTTGTTTTGTGTCAATTTATAAATGCATGAAAAAGACTTTCAATTTTTTGGACTCCAGTTATCTACGAAAATCAAATAGCGACATCCTGAACAACAAGATTATATGTTGATAATTCTCCACGATTCACCCGAATATAATAAGTTGTTAAAACACCAGTTATTATTAAATCGGCGATAGTCTCAATTAAAAACATGTCAATTTGTGCTAGCGATACATTTATATACATAAAAAAATCGAACCAAACATATAGACATGAAACAGTAGTAATTTCATATGTATTATATGCCGCTATATCAAGAGGCTTGGATTTATCTTGAATTTTATTAATAATAAAAGGTTTTATAAGTTCATTATTAAATGTACGAACTATACTATTTATAAGACAAAATGCTGTAATCGCGGAATATTTCTGATAAGTATTGATATGTATTCCTATAATATAAAAATCGGGATTGGGTCCGGCTTGGAAAAATTTACTTTTTTCAGGACTAGATAGAATCATATAACATAAAGCACCACTGGCAATGCCGACCCAACCAAGGAGTAATTTTGATATTCTATTTTCCATCTATAAAATAGAATATCAAACTTTTATACCATTTCGTAGGAAAATAAAAAAAATGTATTTATTGCAAGCCATTTTGTCTACATTTGTAAAATGTTTTTTCATTTTTTGTTTTTATATAGACACCTTCGGCAACGTTTCAAGATACTCACGGTCTTCTGCTACAAGTTTTAAGTAGTCACAATGCGAAACAATAAAGTGCATTTTTTTGCCCTGTATCGTCAACTCATACTTATAATAAGTCCCCAATTCACGCTTCACAAAATAAAAGTCGTCGCGCAAAAGGTTGCCGAACCTTACAATCATGCGTCCTCCCTTAATGTATTTACTACTATTATTATAAGACTCGCAGTCAGCGAAGTCATAGTAGTCCCACTTGGTGCCGTCTTTTTCTCCAAGACATAAGGCACTATGCAATTCTGGACCTTTTCCAGTAAACGTGGTCCGAGTAAATCCCGCCTTCTTATATAGTTCCTCAATTGTGATACGATCAGGAACCGGAACCCATTCTGTTCTTTCAAGCATGTCTCCCATTTTGATGTGTTATTTGCGATTAGATGGTTTATGATAAAAAGGATTCAATTTTTTCGCCTTTTTATTTAATAAAAATACGTTTTGTTTTCCTATTTATATTTTTATTTTTTAATTTATATTTATTTTTATCTTTATTGTATTGCTTCCCTCTATCATATTTTATTCTTGTTTTTTTACTACACTTTAATTCATCGTCATGATTAAGTATTTTATCAAATACTTTTTTCGCGTTTTCTATATTAGCGTCGTTTAAATCAACGGTTATCATAAGATTTTCGTGTTTTTCTGCATATTGTCTAAATTCCTCATATGTAGAAAATTCTACCTTACCACCCGGATCTTCGGCATTAAAATATTTTACCATTAGGTATGCAGAAATTGGATTAGCTGCTTCCGACCTTATGTACGCAGCGTCTTTGTGTATTGTCCTTGCTATAATAATAATTACGGCTCTTAATAGTTTATTTAATTTATTACCATCATGTCCTCGTTTTGTACGAGAAAAAATCTCGATTGCACCATTGTAATAGTCTATAATCATTGAAGACACACATATATTATTTCTAAAAGCACATAGTAAGAGGGTTTTGGGATTTAATGTATGGTGTGCAGTTACTTCTGCGTTTTTATCCATTCGGTAAAAATAATTAATGTCGATTTTATAGTCACATTTTTGTTTTTTGTTAAATTCGGCAAGTTGTTTATTTATTTTATTGAGTGCGTTTTTGGCATCAGCTAGGTCAATTTCTTCTTCTTCTGGGTTATTCATATTATTTTTATATTATAAAGAGTTATAAAAATAAAAATTATGTAAGGGTGTAAGAGTAAAATGTATTTGTAATTATTTTTTTCTACAATACATTACGTAGAAAAATGTAAAAATGTGTAAAAAATAAATTAGTAAGGTAAATTACATTACTAATTTATTTTTTATATAAGACTCTACAATACAATCTACTCTTTTTCTATACCAAAGAAATCATTGGAACGTTGGTCGTCGGACAAAACCTTGCCCTCGGCTATTTGAAAGATATAGTCAAGGTCTTTGACCTGAGCAATTAATTTTGCCATACGATCTGATTCCGGTTCAGACGCAGGGGTCTGATTCTCATTTGGATCAACGGAACTGACTGCTTCAGAAGAACCGTTGTCTTCCTCGCTTTCATCTTCTAAGTCCAATCCTGGTCCCCGTTCTCCATTGTAATCGTACTTCGCACAATTCAGACAGTATCCCAAAAACACACCGTCTTTTGACCCGTAACAATAGCAGTTCCCACACTGCTCCGGTCCGGTCCCCTCCATATGATTCTGTGCCCACTCCTTCGGAAAAGTATTGGCGTATTTATAGCTATCGATCATGTAGTAGTCTTCATAATCGACCGGCTCGTATCGCCATGCATCCTCATCAATCTCCCCATTCTCACACCGAATCTCATAAAGAGATGGTGCATTATCGTAATATCTCGACATCTCTGTCTTGGTGATTTGTTAAGGAAAACCAAAAAATGAAATGGCCTTTCAATTTTCCTATTTAAAATATAACAAATTGCTTCAACTAGTCGATCTGGAAATACGTGTTGATTGACGAAGTGGTTTTACGCATTCCGCAATGACAACGTCTGGGCTAACCTCCAGTACAATGGCCGGTTCTATATTTTTATCACGAACGAGAGTTTGGATAGCAACGCCGCCACTCTGCATATCACACCATCCCAGTGAAAATGTAGGTGGGCCATGAAGTTGCCACCCTTCCTCCAGTTTTTCATTGACAAATTGGTCGAAATCCTGCATATTTTCATCGAAGTTTTTCTTCAATACATGTCGGTTAGAAGATCGACCACTATTTCCATAATGTTCAAATGTCACATAGACATTGAAATATTCGAGCATTTTTGTTTGAGATGTCATTTTTTGGAATGGAAAAATGTTATGAAGGAAGAATCAATTTTCATAACATTTGGACATCGAATATGTAATAATTTTTTATGTTAAAAACTTACGTTCCATTTTTTGAAATATTTTTATCATGTTATCTTTAAAATCAAAAATCAGAAGGATTAGGCATTCCCAATCCCAGTGATAGGGATCCAGATCGTGGCTTTTTTTTTCCACTAAACGATCGTATCATCGCTCTCACTTTACGTCTCCGGTTTTCTTCCTCTTCCTCTTGACGACGTAAATCTCCTCTGGCATATATACGTCGGAGTGCAGAAGGTCTGTGATTTATCGGACCTTTTCTAAATATTTTAAGTGATGTTCTACGGGATGTTCCATTTCTATTTCCACCCAAACTACGCTTTCTTTTTCCCGTAATATTACGTCGCCTAGTAGTGCGTCCCATTATATATATTTATACCGATATATTTATCAGCGATGGTGTAATACCATAATCATTGAAAAAATATAAAGTTTTCCTCATGAATATAATAATGAGAGTTCTTGGAATATTTTTATTATACAATTTAACGACATGTTTATCGGCTATTCGTCTAAATAATATTTCAAACTTTACACAAAATTATACGAATATAGCAAAAAACACAATTCGACTTCTTTTTAATAATAAAAACGTTGAAAAGCGTACGACAGACGCGAATTATCGTAAACAATTTGCGAGATCCAAATTAGCACGCGGATCAGCACTTTCAAAAGGCTGTAACTCCAGATGTGCGGTGAAAACTCCATGTAATAAACGATGCCAACAGGCTAGAGATCGATACCAATTGGATCTAGCCAAAGCAAAATATAAAAAGGATAATGTCAAAAAATATACATCGAGTCAGTTAAATCAGAGGCAATATAGTGGCCAACTCGCCAAAGGAAAATGTAATTCCAGATGTCAAGCCGCGAAAGCCCGATATCAGAAAGAACGCACCCAATATATGAAAACTTTTCATGTGCCATGTCAAAATGGGCATATCAAAAATGTGGGGACCCTCAATGGAAAACCTTTATCTGATCAAGGGAATCCGAGTGGAGATACACCTGGGGATAAAACCACGGTTGGTGGGTATGGTGGTGTAGCCAATGGCCGGCCTTTGGGTGCTCCTGGGGCTGGGCAAATTAATTGGCCGAATTGGGCGAAATATAACTGGCGGACAGACTGCAAAAGTTATTCGGCAATTATAGGGTCCACCAAAGCTCCAACAAGTAAAAATAAAAAGGGAAAAAGCATAAAACCAATCCATTAGGAAATAATAACCCATGGGTTCATGTTGCTCCAAGTCAAAAACGGAGAAAAAACTAAAAAAACCTCTTTTGAGTCTGGATGAAATATATGAACCAGGTCAACCTATTTTTTCCGAAGAAGAATATTATCACATCGTAGGTACGGCCAGGCTAATACGTAAAAAATATGACTTTATAAAACAAGAAAAGGAAGAACCTTAAGAAATCCTGCGTTCCTGATCGTGACCGGAAAAAGTAATATTTAGACGAATATTACTTTTTATCGAAACTTATTTGTGGATTTAATATATATATTAATACATCCGTCGCGGATGTCAAAAAATAATCAACCTTTATCTTCAATTCCAAAAGAAAGTCTTGTAAAGACAGCTATTGCCAACTTGGAGAAAAACAATAGCGACAAAATACCAGAAGTTGAACTTCCAGCTTTTGCCCCAACAAATAGTTCGTCGACATTCCCATCTAAGAAGTCGTTTCGGCCACCGAATGGTTCTCAGATTAATCCAGCTGTAATTAAAGAACTAAGCAGTAAATTGAAACTAATTCAAGATGAAGAGATAACAGTCCCAACAAAAAAACGTAAATTTACAGATGAAGAACTTGCATTTATAAATAGTGATCCAACCGGTGAACCATTAGATCTCGATGCGGTGGAAGTCAAAAAGAACGGTGATTTGGCTTGGATTGGTAAAAATGGTGTTTATTATGATGTTGATATGAATCTTAAACGAAAATGGGAATTTGTTAATGTTAATTCAAAAGATAGATGGTGTTGGCGTGCTGAAGATGGATTATATCATTATATGCTTAATGGAGATGAGACTTGGATTGGAGATGATGGGTTCGAACATTGGTATGACAAAAAAGATAACTTACACCATTATTATAATAGAGTGTTAGGTCTTAAAATGCAGTTTAATCCTACATATAATCTTTGGACTTCGATTGGAGCTGATGGTGTAAAACATTTGCATAATGAACATAAAGACGAAAAACTTGCCCCAAAATCAGAAAAAAGAAAAAGAAAAAGAAAAGGAAAAGGAAATTTAAATGTCACTGTAACAGACGGAAATGGAACTGTAATCGAGCCTGGTACAGATGGACATTACCATTACAGTGTTAGAAGAGGGGGTAGACGTCAAACAAAAAAATCTCATTCTAGAAAACTGAAGAAAAAGTCCAGGATGTCACGTAAACGAACCGCATTCGGATGAATCAGCACGCGGAACCCAGAATAATTATGTAGTTTTTCTGAAATTGTTTGTTGTTAAGGAAACTGGTAAGGAACTATTATACCGAAGGATGGGAGGGGGTTATAGGGGCTTGAATCCAGCTTTGCTGGATTCTGAAGACCACTGGTCCCCCCTAGGATGAATTGATAATCTCGGTGGAACCAATAATGTTTTTCCATGCATTGACGATGTCGTTACGGGTTTGTTATAAAAATGATGTATGTCAGTAGGTACATTTTCTGACATACGATTTTGTTTCGTTTCATAAAAATTCGTCCATATTTGATAAGGATCATGTTTTCCTTTATTTTTACTGAAACATAAAAATGCGATGAGTGCAAACATTACAACAAATACAACAACTACAGCTATAATTATACTCGTCATATTGGTTTGATTTCCGGTATCGTTTTTGTTCGAGTTTACTGAATTTACCACATTCGTTGTAATTGTCGGGTAACTTGTAGTCGGATAGCTTGTTGTAGGACGGATTGTAGTTGGATATCCAGTTGTCGGATGACTTGTTGTGGGAATATATGTTGTGGGTATAAGCGTAGGCTTCAGTGTGGGTATAACTGTAGGACTTATGGTACTCAAATGAATGAGTGTAGGACTTTGGGTTTTTATAGAAGGTCGCTCGGTGGGTGGATTCGTAATTATATTAAATAATGTTGTTGTTGGCACAAGAGTCGGAAAACTACTAGGTCTTACTATAACCGGTGCACTTGAAAATGCCGCCCATGATATATAGGGTATAGTGGGTTTTAACGAAGGATTAGAAGTGGGGTTCGGACTAGGTTTCGAACTAGGTTTTAATGAAGGTTTTGAACTAGGTTTTAATGAAGGTTTTGTTGAAGGATTCGATGAAGGTTTCGAACTGGGTTTTAACGAAGGATTCGAACTAGGTTTTAACGAAGGATTTGTTGAAGGATTCATTGTAATAATATTTGTGTCAACCAATATTGTTTTGGGTCGACGCGTAGGGATAAAAGTTGGACTAATTCTAGATCTTTTCGCCGGAACAGTAACAATTTCATCATCATTATTTAAAGGTGGTTTTCTTTTATTTGCTCTGGGTTTAGGTTTCGTGTCATCGTTATTATTTAATACAGGTCTAGGCTTAAGTGTCGAATCATCGTTGGTTTTAACGATGGGTCTAGGTTTTGGTCTAGACTTGGGAGTAGAATCATCATTGGTTTTAACGATGGGTATAGGTCTAGGTTTTGGTCTAGACTCGGGAATAGAATCATCGTTGGTTTTAACGATGGGTATAGGTCTAGATTTTGGCCTCGAATCATCGTTGGTTTTAACCACAGGTCTAATCGAATCATCATTCGTTTTAACCGGAATTATAGGAGCATTTTTTGGTCTAGGTTTTGATTTTTTCCTGATTACTGGACTCGGTTTGCCCTTAGTAATCGAATCATCATTGGTTACAACTGGTTTACCTTTTGACTTACTCTTAGCTCTAGGCATCGAATCATCATTGGTAACAACTGGCTTAGGTTTATTAATAGAATCATCATTGGTTACAACTGGTTCGCCTTTGGTTCTCGAATCATCAGTCGTAGGCATTGGTTTTGTGCGAAGATGTTTTTTTACCGGTTTAGTAGACGATTTCGGACAATTTATATTCCCGCCTATATTCTTTTTAAGCCAATCTCTACCTTTATTTACTGTATTTTCAATAATGCGATTGGTTGCATTATTGATTCTTTGGGCAATTCCATCAAAGACATTATTACAGTTTAGCTTTTTAAGTCGGTCTTTCACCTTTCCTTTAACCTTAGATACTCGGTCCTTTATCTTAGACTTGGCCTTAGATACTCGGTCCTTTATTTTAGACTTGGCCTTAGACAGTCGGCCCTTTACTTTGGATACTCGGTCCTTGACCTTAGAAACTCGGTCCTTGACCTTAGAAACTCGGTCCTTGACCTTAGATGCCTTTCCTTTGACTTTGGATACTCGATCCTTGAGCTTGAACAGTCCGCCTTTGGCCTTGGATACCTTTCCTTTTATAAGGTCTTTGACTGGTATTTTTCCTTTGAGTTTGGATAATCGGTTTTTTGCAAGGCTCTTAACCTTAGATATACTACTAAATTTGCCTAATTTCTTTTTCCCGTTACAAAAATTACTCAACCCATTTTTCAAACACTGTAATCCTTTTTTAACTGCCAACTCTTTAGCTTTTGCCAAAAGTAATGCTTTTAATCCGGCCGGATTTGCAATAGCCGCGATTTTAACGCCAGTTTTTACGACCTTTGCAATTTTTCTCAACTTTTTGGTAAAAAGTTCTCGACCTGATACCATGTACCTATTCGTCATATTACCAATAGGTACATTACATGCCACCTGTGTGGCAAACAAAAAAAATAATGCCAGGTTCCAGTACATATATAATATGTAATATAAAATTTCTATTTTATATTTTTTTGGACTAGCTGTAATTGTAATCCATGAACCATAGCTTCCAACTCTTTTACCCTCTTCTGTAACAGTTGATTCATCTGTTGATGCTGTCTTAATGCTTCTACAATTTCAGCGGGAGTCATCGGTCTTGCTGCTTCACCCGGCCTTTCCATGATGATCTGAGGCATATTGCCATTATTTAACCGTTGCTTTTCTTCCATCATCTTTTTACGTTCCAAGTCAATTTCCACCATCTGTTTCAAAACATCCGGTTTCATTTTCGGCTCACCTGGTTCATAGTCGGCCAATAATCCATCGATTCGATTCATAAAAAAATCTTTTATATCTGATTCATACATCGATTTAATGAATTGGTCGACGGTTTTATCCGATTCCTTGAAAAAATCTGGATGAGGGTTTTCCAAGAGTTTACGTTTATCAAAAGTATTATGATTATGTGAAAAAACCAAAATCGATTTCATAGGATCCAATTGTACGAAAGGCACAGTATAGTTCTTCAAAAATGCCCGCTCTTCGGCCAAAGATGCATGATCTTCATAACGGGTCTGATTCAAAAGTTCACGACGGAAAGCGAAAGTCCCCGCTGTCGCATGATTCGGACCATAAGGTCCACATTGATACATTTTCTGAATATCTTTATAATAAATATAGAGTTCCGACGATCCCGCACATAAAGCTTTTGGCGACTGTTGGAGCCGCTCTACCGCATGTGAAACTCTATCGGGTGGATAATAATCATCATCATCCATATAAACTATTATTGAACCCTTGGTTTTCTCATGCATGAAATTCCGTTTCTTTCCAAGATTCATTTTACCATCGATGGCAAAATATTTGATTTGTGCGATTCCAGATGCTTTTATCAAATCCTCAATCTTATCTGTCCCATCATCCACAATAATCCACTCCATTTTATCTTTCGGGTAGTTCTGATTTTTGAAACATTCAAACATGGTCTGAATAAATGGTCGACGATTAAATGTGGGTGTACATATGCTAACGAACGGCTCCTTGGATTTTTTTCCCATTATCAAAGAATGTGAAAAAACGTTTAAGTTGTTTCTTATTCACCTGTTTCTTCAAACCCATTCTCTTCTTGTTGTTGTCTATTTGGATCGGTTAAACGATAATATTTCGCCACCATTTTAATTACAATGAAGACGATCAAAAGAGTATTGAATATAATAAGCCATGTAAATAGATGGGTAAACGCACTATTTACGGGTGCGGAAATACTATTTTTATTAATCGATGTCGTTTTATCAAATGTAATCGCCCCATACTGAGATGTATATGTATTAATTCCAAATAATAATATCATAATAATCATGAGTTCCACCAAAAACATATTGATAAATTTCACATATTTTATTATAAAGTTTAACATCCTGGTTACTATTCCCGGTTTTTCACCTTCCATATTTTCTTCTTCTTCTTCGCCGGGTCCTAATCCAGAGACAGTATTAAATATTTCATTTATCACTGTAAATGTGTCGGACCCCCTATAAATTATAATAGCAAAAAATGGATAAACCAATAAATATGTATTTACAAATAGTACACCTAACGGAGTTGAAATGGAAGCGATAAATAATACGTAAAAAACAAACAATATGAGAAAGAATATACCTCCAAGTGCGATAATTAAAGCCGAATGTGTATTAAACAAAGATCCCAATATTCCAGCGTCATAGCAAATGAATTTTAGTCCATAACCCAATACTATAATAGTCGTCAATACGGATAATACTGTTTGGCTGGTGGAGAACGTAAGTGCTTTGAAAAACCCCGATAAAATGGCTATTTGGAAATTACCCAAAACGAGTATAAAAAATACTATTGCTAGTAAAAAGAATAAAATTGGCTTGGAAGATATATAGTTTTTTATCATAGGAATTTTTTCCAAGAGAATCCAATCAAAAAATTCGAGGGCTCTTAAACTCGGTCCAATTATACTGTATGCTAGTTTACTGCGATCAAATACCTGCTCTTGAACATTAATAGTATATCGAAACTCCGGATCTTCGTTATAAAACATTAAAAAATACCAATTATATAAAAATATATTGGTGAATAAAACGGTTGTGAATTTCATTGTTTCCGATGAGAATACCTTTACCTCATCGACCGATGCATTATTATGTGTAAGTGCGTTAGCAATGGTTATCAATAAATAGTTAAAATTGTCGCGAAAATGAATAAAAAATGACTGAAACTTTTCTGCACCATATTTCAACTCTTTTGCTATAAATTTCATGAGTATTTTTAAAATGCTTTGAATTCTATTCACGGCTTTTTTAATTACTGATTTCAGTTGATCACCCAATCCAACTACACGAACTTTTGACCTTGCCGCACCAGGAGCAGATCCAGGACTATTCAAACTATCGACCGAAACAATGGATTTATTTGGATCTACGAGTTTTTTATTATTTATATCTCCTTGTAAAGCATCCAATTTCCCTTTATTATTTATACTCTCCATGGATAGATTATCAAAAAAACTGGACCCTTTTGCTCTCCCTATAATCGAGTCTACTTTGTCCTGTGTATTTTTGAAATCTTGATCTAGATTTGACTCTCCGTTGCTAGATCTTTTTTTTTTTGACATTTGAGCAACGGAAGGATCAGGAATGATAAAATTTTTAGAATCGGCTAATGCAATGGATATTTTATCAGGATTAACGGTATTCTGATTTTTAGTCGCCTCCTCATTGGAGGCGTTTTTTTCAGCATTCACTTTATTCACTGCCGAAATTTTATTAAATGTGTTTTGTAAACTATCATCGGTTCCTTCCAATCCTTGTATAAGCTTTTCGCCTTCGTTGGATAAATCTCTAGTGAGAGAAGCATTCATATCCAGTTCAAACCCCTCTCTTAAATCTTTCGTGATCATATCATAATATAATCTTTCTACAGGTTCGAAAACAGTTTCTAATAATCCTATGGATTTTGGATTTTCAAATTTCGGTTTTCTTGCCTTTATTTTTTTTATTTTTTCTGAAATCGAAGTGGTCTCGAAATTCTCTTTTGAAACCTGTTTATCGATATTAAAATTCCATTTACTCATTTTATAATCTACTATATACAATAGATTATAATAAAAAGGGGATAGGGGGAACCCCCGGTCTTCAGAATCCAGCTTTGCTGGATTCAAGCCCCTATGATGACTAATTCCCGTCCTTACCATTTTTCCTAATGTGGTTCTTTAATGAAAAATACATGTATTTTTCCTGGGTTCCCCGTGGATAGTGATGATTTACAACAAGCAAAATTAAGGGAGGGATCTTAAGGGAACCTTAGCGAAGCAAAAGGTTCCCTTAACGGGCATACATTAGTCCACAATTACCCCCAATAAACGACAAAATGTTATATCTCTCTTCAAAAATTGTTATATCATAATTATAGGTATATATATCCCATCCCGTTTTTGTGCTCACCGAAATGGGATTCCCCATAGAATCACAATTTACTAAAAATTTATTCGGAGAATTATCAATCGGTGGAGCATTTGTAGTGAATTCAAATTCAATATTGTTAAACCGACTCAAGTTAATCGCACCAGATGGTTGATACTCGAGTGGACTCGTATGTAGACAAAAATTATAGCAATATATACCCGATTTTGCGAATCCATCAGTTCTTGTATATTTTTCCACATAGTCATACACCCCTCTGGGCATAACATTTTCTCTATAGTCTCCTTGAAATACGATACCAAACGTTTCTAAAATTTCTCTTTTATTCAATGCACTAAAATCCCCCGTCGTATATATTTGCTGTGTTCCAGGACCAGGGGTGTTGGCGGAAGTCGACATCGTTCCCAATATTAAAGGCCCGGGTTGCATATTTGAATACGGCCAATTCGTATAATTACTCCATTCATTTCTTAGATTAACATCATTTCTTTGAAAATACCACATCCATGAGGATACCATTCCATTCGAATTCTTTAATTTTACCTTACTCGAACCGGTTACATTTTGTTGATTGTATTGAAAAACATCCTTAATCAGATAAATTTGATCTTCTGCTGCAAATAAATCACGTTCTTCTTTTGATAAAAATCCATATGTCGATAACAAGTGTACATCGGCCACCCAAGTATTTAATTGTGATACATAATTACTCGAACTTAAGTTCACACTAGGTGGCGTCTGTAAAAACCTATACATCTGGAACCGGTCTTGATTGAAATCGGGCCGTACATAAGGAAATCCGTTAGAAACATCAAATACATCTCGGACTTGAACTAAATCTTGTATTGATCTCAAAGTGACATTTATAGTAAGTTCATTATATTGTAATGAAACTAAAGGGAATGCACATCTAGAATCCAAGGTGAATAATGTATTAATTGGAATATAAATTGTCCTTCCCTGGATGGAAGGCCCGGAACCTAAAGGATTTGCTGTATAATATGCCGAAGGATAACCGTGTATAGTAGAATTATTTCTGAAAGCCGCATTTGGACTAGGTGCGTTTCTATAGATCGTAGAGTTCACGGGATCATTCAATTCGGCTACATTACCGCTCATTTCATCGAAAACCTGTTTTTTGATTGTATTAAAATCACGCTGCATCATTAAGTACAAATACTGACCCGAATATTTATGCAGGGTTACAGATCCACATAAAATTTCGATGGATGAAATCATTTGGATTCCCAAATTTTCAATCCATTTAAAATCATAAGGCGACCATTGATTATTCGTATTTGTGGATGGTTGCCAAATAGGACTCCATATATCGGGTAAATTCATTACCAAATATGTATCCATAAGTAAATCACCATATCTCTTCATCTTAAATGTAAATGTGGATTGGTCAGTAAGACGCAAATCGCGTGCACCTTCGAAATCGATACGGAATTTTTGAAGACCAAAATTCGTATATTTAGAATAAGTTACTTTGAAAAACGTTTTTGTTGGATTTCCCGTTAATATCACATTTGCATTTCCAACAGAAACTATGTTTAGTAAACCACCGGCCATTTGTACTATATATTGAATAGATTATTATATATTTTTATTTATGAAATAGTTTATTTTTAAGAGAATTGACTTCGCAAAATGTCCCTTTTCTATAAATACTTTATCCACAATTACATATAGATCAAATGAATCCACTGAATATATTTCTTATATTATTAATCGCAACCATTTTAATATACATTTTGTATCGTACTATATCAAAAAAACAAAAGGACATTGCTCCACCCACACCCCCATATGACGATTCGACTACTGTAGTAAAAGAAACCGAATTGACGGCTATTGAAAATATATCGAATGGATCCGGAATATCGACTCTAAAAATAGTCCAAGGAATGCCATTGTATTTACGTGACTATTGTATAAAATCGTCGTCAAATAGTGCATATAGTGGTGGATTCATGAATCTGAATGCAATTAAATATGTATTATCTCGTGGCTGCCGGTTTTTGGATTTTGAAGTTTATTATAAAGATGGATTTCCTATAGTAGCTTATTCCAATTCTGCTTATGATCCATCTTATAGTTCTTTTACTTCGAAGGGTTTACCCGTTTCTTTGGACGGTGTGTTTTCAACCATTTTACTCTATGCATTCAATGATAATTCACCGAATCCATCCGATCCTCTTTTCATCCATTTACGTATAAAGAGTCAAATAAATGATGCTTATCAAGCCATAGCCACGGCTGCGTCAAAAATCCTTAAAAATAGATTATATGCCGGAGCAGTGAGTCCAGAAACACCCATATCCATATTAAAAGAACAAATTGTATTAATCGTAGATAGAAACACGTCTCCTAATTACGGAAATTATCCCACATGTTTACCCGGTCAGGCAAACTGTTATAATCTAAAAAATGTTATGAATATGGAAAGTGGCGGAACTAATGTACGTGTTTACAAAGAAAATGATTTACTCAATCAATCCATCAATCCACCAGATCCCAGTGTTTATATGTTACGTATTGTGTTGCCACAAAGTGGTATGTTTGGACTACGAAATTGTGATTCTATGTATTTAATTAAAAACTATGGTGCTCAGATGGTAGCCCAGGGATTTTTTATCAACGATTCGCGGCTTTCTGTATATGAGGATCTTTTTCGAACACATAAAAGTGCGTTTGTTCCTATAGATGCTGCATTGAAATACGCGACATCGACCCAATAAAGGGAACCTAGGTTCTCCCTTCGGGTAAGATCCCTCCCCGCTTCCCTTTTTTCTTCACATATATTAGAATCCATTCCAATATATATATGAAATCTTCCCTATATAAAAAACCCAAAAAAACAAAAACAACAAAACGCAAATATAATGCTGAAGTATGTGACGATAAAATGACTTTCCAAGATTGTGAACTCGCCATTCTTCGCCAAGCCGTCGATGAAAACGAAAAAATCCAAGGTGAAAAAGTGGCGAATAGTGACCAAATCAAAAAAATGATCGATATTTTAGAAGATTTTTTGGTAAGAAAAAAACTCATCTGTTACGGTGGAACCGCAATCAATAATATTTTACCAAAATACGCTCAGTTCTATAATCGAGAAATCGAAGTCCCAGATTATGATTTCTATTCCGCCCATGCTTTAGATGATGCGATAGAACTATCTGACATCTATGCAAAAGCTGGATATGATGATGTGGAAGCAAAATCCGGTGTCCATCATGGTACCTATAAAGTATTCGTCAATTTCATTCCTATGGCAGATATCACCAATATCCACCCCGAATTATTCAAAGCATTGGCAAAAGAGGCGGTTTCTGTGGCCGGAATCAAATACGCCGCACCCAATTTTTTACGTATGAATATGTATTTAGAACTTTCACGTCCCGCCGGAGATGTAAGTCGCTGGGAAAAAGTGCTAAAACGTTTAACTTTATTGAATACATATCACCCCATGAAAGTGGACTATAACTGTAATACAGTGGATTTTCAGAGAAAATTGGATTCCCATGTCGAAGATTCCGAGAAAATCTATTTCACTGTTCGTGATGCATTTATAGAGATGGGTGTCGTATTTTTCGGTGGATATGCTTCCAGTTTATATTCCAGATATATGCCCAAAGAGCAACAGCATTTAGTGAAGAAAATCCCCGATTTCGATGTCCTTTATGAAGATCCCGAAAAATGTTCCATAATAGTGAAAGAAAGGTTGGAAGCTGCAGGTTTTAAAAAAGTCGCCATTTTAAAACACGAGGCATTTGATGAGATAATCCCTGAACATATCGAGATCAAGGTCGATAAAGAAATTGTTGCTTTTATTTATAAACCGATAGCGTGTCATAACTATAACACAATTCGTATTGGGAATCAAGAGATAAATGTGGCGACAATTGATACCATTTTGAACTTTTATTTAGCTTTCATGTTTTCCAATGCACCTTATTATTATAAAGATCGAATCTTATGCATGGCACAATTCCTCTTTAATGTGGAACAAGAAAATCGGTTAGAACAACGTGGACTTTTGAAACGTTTTAGTAGTAAGTGTTATGGAAAACAAGAGACCTTGGAAAGCATTCGTGCTTTAAAAGCGGATAAGTTTAAAGAGTTGAAAGATAAAAGTGACTCTCGGGAATTTAAGGAGTGGTTTTTTAAGTATACACCCATTAGGGGAACCAATGGTTCCCCTAAGACCCCTCCTTTGGTGAAAGTTTCTGAAAACCCCAAGAAAACTTTCAGAAAAAACAAAAGAAAAACTATAAAAACGAAAGAACTCACGGAATTTCAAAAGTTGTGGCTTTAATTTTAAGGAAGGGGTCTAAGGGTAAACCTATGGTTTACCCTTAATGTATAATTATATTACAGTAAAATTATGTTAACTATTCCAAGATATATTTATGTCGCCCTATTCGTCGCGTTTTTATGGGGAATTCACCCCATATTAAACAAAATACTTCTTGGAAAATTCGGTGTTCCAACCGTTCTTGTATTAAGTCATTTTGTTTATTTTTTAGCCGTATTAATATTCATTTATTTAAACTATAGTGAAATCGCAAAAGATATTAAAAAAGTAAATAGTCAAGATATTCTCATACTAATTTCCGTTTCACTTGGTGCCGGATTCTTGGCAAATTTACTATTTTATTACGTATTGAAATCACATGAAAGTTCTCTTGTTTCCGCACTCGTATTCTCGTCACCAATTTTTACTCTAATAGTTGCCCATTTTTTTATGAAAGAAGAATTGAACGTTTTTGGTATTCTTGGAATATTATTGATAGTTTTAGGTGTTATTTGTATAGCCTATAATGATGGTAACTATAAATTGGAAAACTTCTTCATAAATAACTAGATAATACCGGATTCAATATAAATAATAAAAATAATATTATTTATATAATGGACGGAGCCGACGTTATTGATTATATTCTAGAGAATAACATAGAAGGTGCCATTATTGAATGCGGTGTGGCCGCGGGGGATTTTGAATACATTTGGATCAATCGATTACAAGAGAAATCCGCCGTATATGATATTTACCTATTTGATACTTTCGCCGGATTAACTGAACCCGGAGAACATGATTATAGTTGCGACGATGCAACTATATGGGTTATTGACAATGCCGAAATACGTAAAACGTGGGAACAAAATAAAATAAGCGAAACAGTAAATAATTGGTGTTATGTCCCTTTGGAACAAGTTCAAAATAGATTGAATTCGACTGGATACCCACAAGAGCGTTTACACTATATTGTCGGTGATGTTATGGAAACATTAAGGGATGACGCAAATATTCCCGAAAAAATTGCCGTTCTAAGATTGGATACCGATTGGTATAATACCAGTAAATACGAACTTGAACGCATGTACGACAAAGTTGTACAAGGTGGAGTTATCATTTTTGATGACTATTACCAATGGTATGGGCAAAGACTTGCTACGGATGAATTTTTCGAAAGCATTGGTATAAAATATGATTTTGTAAATGTCGGGAACGAAAAAACAGCGGCTATCATCAAAAAGAGCTGACATAATCAGAAACAGACTGTAAACTGAAAAACAGGGAGCCAAATAGAACGCTCTTTAGAATGAGCCCCGAAAGATTCAAATTACCATCCGCATTATAAATCGCCAAAAATGAAAAATATTTATATAGCAATGTGGTAACAATCGGTAACTGGAATAAAAAATATAAAATCGCGATCAAAATGGGTGTCTGAATATTGGTGAAAATCGAATCTACCGCCGCCTCACGATGCTTATTTTCCTCGTGTTTTCTAAATCTTTCTTCGCTCGCTTCTTCGTAATCGCGAATATAATCCGAGGTTAATTTCGGCTTCGGGATATAATTTGGCTGAATTTCTTGATCCTGTTGATATGCTAAAGAATCCATGGGGATATCACGGGATGGAAGTCGATGTTGGATTTCTTGTGCGGGGTCCAAACCTCCCATAACCTGAGCTGAATAGTTTTGCGGAGGGACTTGGTTTGTACCTCGTTGTTGAATATTTTGAGGAAGAGGAAGAGTAGGATCTTGTTGTTGAACACCATATGGATTTGGGTGAATATTTATGGGGACATATGTGTTTTGTCCTACGTCGACTTGTTGTGCGTTACTTCCCATAACGATGGGTGGAGGAGGGCCTTGGGGGACATTCGGTAAAGCATATTGTACTTGTTGTTGTTGCTGGTACTGACCATTCATTTGAATGGTGATATTTTCTGGCAAATCCGCAATTCGGGTTGTGGCAATGGGCTCTGACATTTTATATTATAACAAAATATCAGAAGATGGTTAAACCAACGTAGTAGAGGGAAACCGTAAGTTTCTCCCTAACCCCCTTCCTTTATTTCTTGATTTTTTATTAAAACTTCCACTTGCTTACTTGCAGTTATAATATTCGGTTTAATTCTTGTTTTTTATAAAAATTAAAATCCAGTAACCTACCGTTTTGAGCTACAACGTAGATGGAAATTTGTTAAGGGAAAAATCCCTCTTTTATTTAAGTTTTAACCGGATAGGAGGAATCTAAAAAAGCTTCGGCATGGAACTGGCCACCGGTGTGCTTATTATGGGCAAATCACCTGTATCCACCTTAATTGAAATATCGACCACTTTTTTCTTGTCGTCGCATTTCGTCGGATTTGATGTATAGGTATAACATTTATCACCGTATTTATATGTTTTGCCTTCGATGTCACCAATAACAGGACCACTAAATTTGATACAGTTTTTATCTTTACATACCTTTCGGAATAACGTGGCTAAACCTAGACCGAGAAGAATGGAGATAAAAACTCTACCCAAATCTGAATTGAGTAAACGTTTGATGTTCATGTTTTTATAATCGTTCTATATATTCAAGATAGAATAATTTATCACTATACTAAAATGGGAAAACCTAGATTGTTTCGATCGAAAAATAAGACCCGATCTAGGCATAAAAAGAATATGAAAAAAGGAGGGGATAAGTCACTGAGAACAAATAGTGCTTTTCATTCAACATTTGATATAACAGTTGGATCATTACAGAAATCTTTATATGTAACCATCGATGGAAATTATACATTTGTTATAATTGAACTAAAGGGTAGCATTTACGCACTAACTATCGGTTGGTATGGTGATTATTATTTGATATCCGGATTTTCGTCGAATGGTGAAAAATTGACTTATTCTGGTGATAAAATGGATACTAATACAAATACAATTGTTCTTGCGACAGGTGGAGGGGGTGCCGAAAAAGTTACCGATAATGATCTTCGACAACAACTTAGTAATTGGAAACAATTTGAATATATTAAGAGTGCGGCACCAATTGTAGCGATTGATGTAGCTTTGGATGCGGCGGATCCGAATGGATCAGGCTGTGTAATCAGTTAGGGGAAACCAAGGTTTCCCCTAAGACCTCTTCCTTTTATATTTAATGAGTATTAAGAAGATAATGTTATTGTTGAGGGAGGGATCTTAAGGGAACCGTAGGTTCCCTTAAACTTGGGCCATTATCTTACTTACCATCGATTCATCCTTTGGACATGCCACTTCTTTTTGATTATATTCAAAACACGAGTCCGTTTTATCTTTATACTGCATCAATTCGACATTTTCAGGAGTAGGGTAGACATAAATCTTACGCGTATCATCTAAAGTAACATATACAATAAACATTCCGATCGCAAAACTGATCAAAAACGCGGGTATATTAAAAAATTTCAATAAGTTAAGACCCATACTATATAACTAGACGACAAAAAATTTGCTCAACATGTCTATAAACTCATTTACGGTTTCTTCGAGACCCTTCGCTTCATCCGCACAATGTAAATCAATAATCCTTTTGCCTCCCAATTCTTCGAACCGGCGATCCAGATTTTTCCCCATTTGACAAAACTTATCATAATTCGTATCACCTAGTCCCAAGACTGCATATTTTATTCCATCAAATAAATCTTTTTTTAAAGCCCTGTTTTTAATCTTCCGCCAAAAATGATTGGCGGACTCGGGTGCGTCACCATTTCCCGTTGTCGAACAAACTATTATTACAGTAGTATGTGATCGTTCGTTAATAAAATCAAAGCCATTATTGGTGAGCGTGGAGTTTAACGAACCGTGTTTACAATTGAAACCTTTTTCTTCCAATAATTGAAAAATCTCTTTTGAGATTTCTTCCGCATTTCCTGTCTGAGATCCATATAAAATATATATTCCGTTTTGCATTTTATATTACATAGAGAAAAGGTGTAAATGTGAAAAAGACATAAATATTTTCCTTACTGTAATATAGAAAAATAATGAGTGAAACTAAAAATGATATCATAATCGATCTTATTAAAAAACATATAGATGTTAATAATAAAAACAATTTTGATTTACTAATGCAGGATATAGAAAATTATATTGAAGGTGGAACGGCTCACAATATGAGACAATTAAAAGAAATATCAAATAATAAAAAGAAAAAAGGGGATTTATTTGAATGTTTTTGCTATTTATATTTGCAGAAGATTCTCGAACATGACGAAGTATGGTTCTATAAAGATTTTCCAAAGGAACTAAAAGATCAATTTCATCTACCCAAAAACGATTTTGGCATTGATTTAATTTCAAAAAAGGGTACTGGATATTATGCGATACAATGTAAATATAGAAAACCACAAGACAAAACACAGGTTATTTCATGGAAATCACTATCTACTTTTTATGCTATGGTAGTTAAATCCGGTCCATGGATAAAA